ACTCCACATGAACTTATCCAAGATGGTTTCCTTCACCCCATTTTGAATTGCCTCATCAACGGCAGCAAAATTTGTAGGATTAGTTTCTTTCACCCCATTTTGAATGGTGTCTTCAACTACTTGGGGCGAGCGGTACGGGAAAGGAAAGGTGTCTTCAACACATCCCTGCTCCTGCCCTAATTGTTCATAGGTGTTTTTTACCCCATTTTGAATTGTTTCTTCAACATATCTATCTCGATCAAAATCAGAACAATCTTCAACCTTTAATGGAGACATATTCAAAAATCTTGACTCAAACCATTCGGTTATATATTTTTGATTTTCCGAAACATCTAAAGAAATTGCTTTAAAAAGATTTTTAAACAAATTGTAATTAAACCACAATGTTTTATCATTAGTAAATTCAACCGCCCATTTTAATTCTTCAGTTTTAATTAACCAAAGAGATCCATTGTAATTATATACATCCATACCATCAATGACATCATCAAGAATCTCAAATAAAAATTCTTTTCTTTTTAATTCTTTATAATTCATCATCTAAACTTTTTGGGTAATACAATAATGTTGGGTTCTTCTTTTGAATGTCAATGTCCGGATGTTTTTCACTAAATGTTTTAACATCAAATCTACCTGTTATTAAATGATACCCATTCTTAGTTGGTATTACCATTTCAACTTTTGGTCCTTCAGGTCTGAGATAGTTTATAAATTGTGTCACTTCAGTAACCGCATGATAGTCGGTCGTATCGATATCAACAATCCAACGTTTCTCTTGTGTTTTAACTTGTCCCACAACAGAATCAAATAAACCTTTTTGTTTATGATTACCGTCTTGTATTCTTTTAGCAAGATCAACCATCATATTCAATGACACGTCCGTATGATTTTGTTTTTGAACGTGGATATAAGCACGAGCCTTAAACATCTCACAAAGTTGTTTAATCTCATCATACCTACGATCCAAGTGTTCAATGGATTCAATACAATATGATTTAATTGTTCTAACTGACTGGTGATTATCTCTTTCCCCTTCAGGTTGGTCCTTCTTTCGTTTAAAAACGTAAAGCATATAAAAGTCACCTTTATTTTCAAAGTTAAGTAATCCTTTTATTTGTTCTATGTTATCAATCATTATTATGTTTTTATAAATAATATTTTTAATACCAACATATATTAGTATTGAGGATTTTGTTCTTCATATAACATATCTCTTAACATTTTGTTCTCCTCAACCAATAACTCACACTTCTTAGCATCTTTCAACATTGAGTAAGACATCATTGAACCTAATACACATCCGATTACAATCCCAATAACAATAGCAATTTTATCAATTTTATTTTCCATATTTATATATTTTGTTTTTTCATTATTTCATCTCGTTTAAAACTTAACTCTAAATCTAAAGAAGACCTAACAGACCAAACCAAATTACGATCAACTTTATTACGATCCATTTGTTTTTCAAAATTGCGGACTAAAATTCTTGCGGCAAAAGTTTGTTGATATGTCTCACAAGAGTCAATTACTTTTCTTACCCATTTCTCTACGTCTCCGTAATGTCTACTTCTATTTTCCATAACTTAATCTTCAAATAAATTTTCCAAATAATGACACATATCTCCAAGCGGATGTCCGTGTCCTTCTACAAATCCTAGACTATCTAAGAAATGATTATTCTCTTTTTTATACATCTCAAACATACGACTACCTGTCATCTTTGAGTATTGTACGTTAGCAATACGATCACACAATTTCACGAATACCGCACCTGGTGTATTTCTAATACCTTCGTAATATTTGTCGTTTGCTCGTTCCTTACGGTTCTTACCTTTTTCATTAGTAAGAGCATAGATAATATCAGCAGCTTCTTGACCCAAATGATTCTTCACATCATTGTATGATACACGAGTGTCCTCAATCAAATCGTGACCCCAAGCCGCCATAAGTACTGATCCTCTAAATGAAGTTTCCCCATCATTTCTATCTGGTACAGATTCAATAAATTCCTGTGCGGTGTTTGAAACCATTCTTAAATGGAACTCATATGGAAGATACGTATCATATTGATGATTCGTACTTTTGTGTTGTTCTAAAATCCAATCTATCTTACTCATATCACAAATATAATAATTTTTATTGTTCGTTAGTAGGTTTTAACCACATTAATTTATTCTCAAAGATGTATCTCTTTAAAGTTGGGTAGTCATTCAACATATCTAACGTACCCATAGTATCGTGTTTGAAGCACTTATATAATTCTTCACGGATCCTATCTGTTGATACTACACTCATCTTATTTTCATAATCGTAGTTGTTGATGTAGTAATCTAAGAATTTTAAACTAAACCCTTTTGTGATTGCAAATCTTACCGCTCTTAAAACACGAAGCGGATCATCATTAAATGTTTGTTCAGGTGGTAGTGGAGTTATAAGAACCATTCGTTTTAAATCATTCATTCCATCAAATAAATCAATGATCTTACCATCATCCCCTTTAGCCATTGCATTGACGGTAAAGTCTCTACGTTCTAAATCGTCTTTAAGGGTTCCTGGTATAACGATCGGAGTTCTTGTTCCTTCCATGTACCCAATCTCTTTACGAGCCATTACGAAGTCTGCAACTCCCTGATACTTGTGATCCTTCGGGAACTTTGCTCTGATGGTAAAACAATCAGGTGTTGATAGGAATATCTCAAACTTTTCATTTAAAAGAAATGTCTCCAATACCACAAACATTTCGTGAGCACTTTTATACTTTTCCAATAAGGATTCGCTTGGGACCGCAACATAGTCCACATCCTTGGATTGAAGACCTAAAATCTCATCCCTAATTTTACCCCCGACTTCATAGAATTTAAACATATTACAAATATAGTATTTTTTTTCTAAATAAAAAACCCCAACCTAAAAAGATTGGGGTTAGTGTTAAATTTCTAAAATAAGTAAGTCCTTTATATCTTCACACCAACAATGTATGGTACTACTAGAGTTTTTTAAATTGTTACCATATAATTGTTTTAATGTTGTCATTTCATCGTAAGCATCATTAGTTAAAGCATCCCAGAAATCAAAATATATATAATCAAATTTTTGTGTTGGTATTAAAGTGTGGTATTGGAAAACATCACCTTTAACAATTGTAACCTTATTTAAAGAATCGTTTTCTTTTAATATACCACCAATGTAATCTATAATATCCTGATCAATCTCAAGAATGGTTATAGAATTAATATTAATATCATTTAATAAAGGATACACTATTAAACCAATACCTAAACCAACTATTAATACATCACCATTAACGTTATCTAAAAAATTTTTATTTGTTACCATTTCAAATGGTCCACTATCCATTACATATTCATTTTGATTTCTTCTAAGAGTGTACTGTGTTGGAAACTCATTAACAAAATTACCCTTCCCATAGAAGTCTATTATATTCTGAGCCGACACCATTTTACCGGTGGTTTGTATTAAATTGTATTTACCGAAATTAATCTCAGTGGGATAATAAGACGATAAGTCAACGTAGTTTCTCATATAGTTGTTTTTTATATAAATACAAATTTTAAAATAAAAAACCCCAACCTAAGATTGGGGTTTCTACTAAAATAATTTTGATTATTTAATAATAACCATGTTTGTGTTTGAAATTGGTACTCTTAAGACAGGAATAACTGTGGTAGATTCCTCATCCATTTTTTTCATGACTTCATAATACCCTTGTTCAATTTTCACTGTTGGTACATTTTCAAAATATTCAATAGTATTTGATCCTTCTCTACGACCATCCAACAATTGAACCGTTTTTGTTCTTGTATTAAAAACTAATGTCTGCATATTAATTAGTTTTTATTTAAGTTTAAAAACATCCCACTACTACCTGCCATTGTTGTTGGTAATTTCCCATCCCAAGCCTGTGCTTTCAAATACTCAATATACATTGGAGTAATCTGATTTTGTTTAATCTTGATTGCTTGTGCCGCAGCATAAGCATTAATGATCATTTCCGCAGAGTCAGCTCGAGCCACCGCAACTTTACGTTTACCTTCAGCAATTGCAGTTAACGCTTGTTGTTCAGAAGCCTCAGCTTGTTGGATCGCCTTTGTTTTAGCAATAATAGATTCCTGTAACGCTTCAGGTGGTGTGATGTTGGTACGTAATTGTGATACGTTAAACCATTTAGATAACCTCACATTACACTCAGCAACGATTGATGCTTCAAATGCTTGTCTGTGTCCAAAGATACTATCAACTTCCCAAGTGTTAGCCACGTCATTCACGGCTCCGATGATCGCGTTTTTCAACCATCCTTGTTCAACTTGTTTTACATCCAATCGTAAATTCACGAACATATCTCCAATATTTGCCTCTTTCAAAGAGTAGTTAAATGTTGGTTTAATAGTTGCTGGGAATCCACCTTTTGTAATTACTTGTTGGTCATCATACTCAATGTGTTGTTGG